ATTATGACCTAGCGACAGATGATATTGAACGTAAGTTGGAAGCTGAGAAATTGGAAGAAGAAAGAAAAAAGCGTTTAAAACCGTGGCTCTACGATGACACCGCAAGCAGTCAAACCTAGTGAATGGTTTAAATACTTATGCGAGAACGACTTAATGAAAAAGGCGGTGCGTTAGATGATTAAAATTCATGAACTCAATCAAAGTGATCGTATCATTATTTACAGCTATAAAGGCATGAACATTGCAGACGGTGGACATTGTGCGACGGTCATTAACTTATCTAAAAAGAATTTTGAATATGATACGGCAATCGTAAGAACGGACGGACAAGAAAAGGTTTTAGAACTTACAGACGAAGATTATTTCGACAAATTGCCAACATCGCACAAGAAAGTAACTCAATCGGAAAGCCATGATGTTCCAAGTCATTATCAAGGTACTGGCGATATTGATGTAATCGAATTTTGCAGACAACATTTCACACCTGAAGAATTTAGAGGTGCGATGAAATTCAATCTTATTAAATATCCGACAAGACTAGGCAAGAAAGACGATGAAATTAAAGAATTGAATAAGATTATTGATTATGCAGAACGACAAAAGGAGGCGTTGCGACATGGCTAAACAAATATATCTTGGTGGCGGAATGCTAGACCTGGGAGACCAAATGCTTAGAGAGTGGGAAAAGAAAGACCTTCAAAGATTAGGGTTCAAAGTTTATGTACCGCAAGACGATAAGAGTGTGAACGATAAAAACAATGCAGTACAAGAAGGATTAGCTGAGCGTATTGTGAGAAATGATACGACTGGAATTTCTGAAAGCGACATTCTGATTTTCGATTACCTACCTCATAATCAAGGCACAATAGCAGAAATGGGATTTGCACAAGGCTTAGTACACGCTGGCAAGCATTATGACAAAGTTTGTGTACAGTGTACGGACATCAGGCAAGGCACAGGACATATTCCGTTAGAACAGGATAGAGCAGAGTTCAGTATCAATCAATATGTGTACGGTGTAATTCTCGAGTTAACAAGTGGACACGGTATTCAAACATGGGAAGAAATCACACAAGACTTGATAAAAAGCTACGGTAAATATTAATGGCAGAGAACTTACAAACGGAATTTAAAGCAACTCACAATCTATTGTTCGTGCATGAGCTAAACGATCAAATGGATATATGGGATATATAATAAGGAGGAGTAGATGATATGATACCGAAGTTTAAATTTTGGGATAAAGACGAACAGTATTTTATAAAAGATGCAACGATAGTCTTAAATCAAGACGGAAGTGTTGAAGGTTTAGAATATTATCATTCGAATTACAGCATTCAGTTTATAACGATATAAGCTACTACGAACTAATTCAATCCGCAGGGCTTAAAGATCTACATGATAATGAATTTTTTGATAAAGACGTAGCAAGAGATATAGATAGTGAAGAATTAGGTTTAGTCGAATACGTTAATGGTGCTTTTGTAATGAAGTTTGCCGGTGGAGATGGTGCAGATTTATATGATGTGAAAGATAACTTTGAAATCATAGGTAATCTATTTGAACACCCACATTTAATAAAGGAGTGATAGCTAGTGAACGATTTTAAAGCAGAACGTGACAAGTGTTTGAAAGATATTGAACAGTTGCGGGAGACATTGATTAAGACACAGAATTTAGCAGATGAATTGGTAGAGTATCAAGTTAAATATATTAATTTAACTAATCACATACGTTTGAAAGCAGAAGTGAACCCAAGTGTTGATAGGTATATAAATTTGGTTAACTACATTGATAAATTAGAGGGTGGAGAAAATGACGTATAAATATGAAAATTCGGTTATAAATGAGTTAGAAGAATTAGAAGATGAATACAAGATAAGTTATAAAAACGAAATTGATGAAGTTCGTAAAGTCTATCGTAAAGCTAAAGTGTTTGATGAAATATCTAAGTACGTAAAACGGAAGTTGAGTGCAGAAGTTCCACTCGATGATGATTATTTAATTGGTAGATTTGAAAGTTATGAAACTATACAAGAACTTATGGAGGACAAAAATAATGACTAAACTTCAAATCAAACTACTATCAGACAACGCAACAATGCCGACACGTGCAAATGCTACGGACGCTGGTTACGACATCTATGCAGCAGAAACTGTGATACTTGAACCGCAAGAGAAAGCAACGATTAGAACAGACATTGCTGTGAACATTCCAGAGGGGTATGTAGGGCTATTAACGTCTAGAAGTGGTGTAAGTAGTAAAACACATTTAGTGATTGAAACAGGCAAGATAGACGCAGGTTTTCAAGGTAATATGAAGATTAATATTAAGAATGATAGTCAAGAATTTGATATAGAAGAAGGTGCTTATTTTAATATTCAAAATAAATTTGAACATGGATACGTCAGCGAATTTGTAAATACTAATTATAAAATTCACAAAGGCGACCGACTTGCACAATTAGTCATCGTACCGATATGGACACCAGAGTTAGAAACAGTTAAGGAGTTTAGTAATGAAACAGCAAGAGGGCAAAAAGGTTTCGGGTCAAGTGGAACAAGATAAAGACATCGTTGAACGTGACGAATAAATATATAGTACGTGAGCAAAACGATGTGATAGATAAATACCCTAAGGATTATGAGGTGAGTAAGTAATGTTCTGGATAATAGCAATTACATTAGCAATCATGTTAATTGTATCTATCATAGCTAACTGCATACAAAGTGATGTGATATCTAAACTTAGATATGAGAAGGCACACTTGAAGAATTATATTCAGGCATATATTAATAAGAAGTAGGTGTATGTAATGATTAATGTACTAATAAATTCACAGCCAATTGTTCCTGCTTATATATCACTTCTATATTATCAATACGATAAAGGGTGTTATATGACTATGAAGGAATTAATAGCAATGGCTGAAATAGAAGATGTAATAAATAGATTAGTTAAACAGTAACTGGAGGTAAGTCATGTATACTGCAGAACAAATAGAGGAAATGATATATGAATATCATTGGAGAAAGAATGTACTACTTGAAGAAGGTTATGAGTTAGATAGTAACTCTACTGCTCAGTATGGTGTTGAGTCTACTATGCCTAAAGCTCAAGGTGGAACAAGCGATAAAGTATTAGATATCGTGACACGTAATGATGTAATCTATAGAATATTGTATAAGCATCTTGAAGTAGTAAGCTTTATTGATAAATACGAACATCATATAGACAATGATAAGAATCTAAATATACTTTATGAAATTAAGAAAGGAAAGAGACCTACAGAAATTAAGAAGATAATGAATATAGGTAGAACAAACTTTGAAAGTCGTATGACAGATATCGTGAATGTGTATCTTAATGAGCAAGATAAACACAATAAACACAATCAACAGGATAAACACAATCAACGCTATCAACACTAATTAGTAATCATCATTAGTATTTTATATAATATATTTATAGCGATAATGCTAGAATACAAATGGTACTAACAATTATAAATAAACAATACTATATTATATCGAAACACATCACATTGAGTGGTGTGTCTTTCTTTATGCGTATAGAACAAGGAAGTGAAGGGATGAAGATTGTAGTAGTGTATGGAGCACCAATGAGTGGCAAGACTACATATGTTCGTAATGCTATGACTGAGTATGATTTAGTGTTTGACTATGACGCACTCACACATGCAATGACTAGCACAAAGTATCAACAACACAATGATAAGCACATACATTAGTTATGAGTATGAGAGATAAGATGATTGATCATGCTAAGCAATCAGATAACGGTGTGTTATATATCGTTACTACATTCCTTTCATATAAGTTAATGAGTGAGGTAGATACACACTTTAATACTCAGTACAAACGAATGGATACATCATTAGATGAATGCAAGCGAAGACTAAGCATTAGTGATAGACACAATAAGCAACACGTTATGCAAGTGATACATGAATGGTATGGCAAGTATATATACAACAAAGGATTAATAGATAGTGATGAACTAACAAAGGAAACCAAGAGGTTATATAAGTCTAAAGACTGGCATACATTGAGACACATGGCATTAGAAAGAGACAATCATTTGTGTCAAATGTGTTTAAGAAAACATAGATATACAGATGCTGACTTAGTTCATCATATGATTTATGTTAAAAGTGATTTTCAAAAAGCGCTAGATTTAGATAATCTCATGTGCGTTTGTTCGAAGTGTCACAATAGAATTCATGCAAAAGATGAAGAAAAAGTTTTTACAACAGAAAATGTAGAAAGAAAAGTGCGAACGATAAAACTTTGATGCCCCCTGGTTTTTGTTTTGAGAAAAAGAAATAAAGAGACCGCGGACAGTTTCGTCGTTCGCAACGCAAATAACTTTTCATGAAAGGGGGGTAAAGGTTGGAATTAACAAAAAAGCAATTAGTCAGTTATATCGATGGTTATCAAACTTCAGATGATATCTTAATAGATCTCTATTTAGAGACTTATAAATTTTATTGTCGATTAAGAGATGAACTCGAAGAATCTCAGCTTATGTATGAACATACGAATAAAGCAGGCGCTACGAATTTAGTTAAAAACCCATTAAGTATTGAATTAACGAAAACGGTTCAAACGCTAAATAATTTATTAAAGTCATTAGGATTAACTGCAGCACAAAGAGAAAAAATAGTTGAATCAGAGGAGGACGGTTTTGGTGACTATTAAAGTATTGAATAAACCTTCACCTAAATTGCTCACCACATGGTATGCGCAACAAGTCGTTAGAGGTAATATTACGGCGAATGAATACGTTAGAAAAGAATGCCAAAGGCATTTAAACTACCTCAAAAATGACAATCATCGGTGGGAATTTGATGAAGAAAAAGGACATAAACCTATAAGGTTTATTGAAAAGTTCTGTAAACCTTCTAAAGGCGAATACGGACAACTCATATTACAACCATGGCAACATTTTATTATTGGTTCTTTGTTTGGTTGGGTAGATAAAGAAACACGTTTACGACGCTTTAAAGAAGGCGTCGTTTTTGTTGGGCGTAAAAATGGTAAAACGACTTTGATATCAGGTTTAACAACTTATGGTGCTTCAGAAGATGGCGAACCTGGGGCAGATGTTGTTCTACTAGCTAATGGTATGAAACAAGCTCGATTATTATTTGATGAATCAACCAAGATGATAAAAGCTTCGCCTAAATTAAATAAAAATTTCAGACCAAGAAGAGATGCCATATATTACGATAAAACAAATTCGAAAATTGAACCCCAAGCAGCAGATAGTGAGAAGTTAGATGGTTTAAATACACATATTGGCGTGTTTGATGAAATCCATGAATACAAAGATTATAAATTAATTTCTGTTATAAAAAACTCTCGACAATCAAGAAAGCAGCCTTTACTAGTTTATATTACAACGGCGGGTTATCAGTTAGATGGTCCTTTAGTTGATATGGTTGGTGCTGGTGAAGATACTTTAAATGGTGTGGTTGAAGATGAACGTACTTTTTATTTCTTAGCTTCTTTAGATAAAGAAGATGATTTAGATAATCCAGAAAATTGGGCGAAAGCAAATCCCAATTTGGGTGTATCAATTGATTTAGAAACGATGAAAGAGGATTGGGAAAAAGCGAAGCGCGTTCCAGCGGAACGTGGGGATTTTATAACGAAACGCTTTAATATATTTGCGAACGATGATGAAATGAGTTTCTTAGACTATGAAACACTTAAGAAAAATAATAAAGTCATTGATTTAGAAGAACTCAAAGGGAAACCTTGTACGATTGGTTATGATTTATCTGAAACACAAGATTTCACTGCGGCTTGCGCTACTTTTGCCTTAGATGATGGTAATATAGCGGTTATTTCACATTCATGGGTACCAGAAGAGCGCGTTAAATACGCCAATGAAAAAATACCCTTTAGAGAATGGCAAGAGGAAGGTTATTTAACAATAACACCCGGACAATATGTTGATTACCAACAAGTTTATGATTGGATTACAGAAATGAATCAATATTATCCTGTGGAAAAAATAACGTATGACCGTGCGAATGCTTTTAAACTCAATCAAGAATTAAAAAATTATGGTTTTGAAACAGAAGAAACAAGACAAGGCGCGATTACTTTAAGTCCAGCTTTAAAAGACCTAAATGAGTTGTTTTTAGATGGCAAAGTTATTTTTAATAATAACCCAATGATGCGCTGGTATATCAATAATGTTCAATTAACTAAAGATCGTAATGATAATTGGTTACCAACGAAACAAAATCGCTATCGTAAAATTGATGGTTTTGCAGCGTTATTAAATACTTACACTGACATTATGAATAAAGTGGTTACAGACGCAGGTAATGGCAATATTGAGTTTATTAGTATGAAAGAACTACTGAGTTAGGAGGTGAAGACAATCGCTAAACAAAATATAATTAGTAAAGTTAAACAAAAATTGATAGATAATTGGGTAGATCAAAGTAAGGAAAAACTTTATAATTTTTCACCCTGGCGTAATAAAAACTTTTGGGGTGTTATCAGCAACACTTTAGAAACTAACGAAACAATATTTGCAGCTATCACTAAATTATCGAATTCAATGGCGAGTATACCTATAAAGCTCTATAAAAATTATGAAGTAGTTACCAATGACATTTCATTACTTATTACAGATAGTCCTAATGGCTCAATTAGTAGTTTTGACTTTATTAATCAAATTGAAACGTGCCGTAATGAAAAAGGAAATGCATATGTATTAATTGAACGTGATATATATCATCAACCTAACAAGCTTTATTTAATCAATCCGGATGTCGTTGAAATATTAATTGAGAGTACATCGAAAGACATTTATTACAGTATTCACGCAGCAACAGATAATAAATTAATTGTCCACAATACAGACATGATGCATTTCAAACACATTGTTGGTTCGAATATGGTACAAGGAATTAGCCCAGTAGATGTCTTAAAGAATACTACTGATTTTGACAATGCTATTCGAAATTTTAATTTAAAAGAGATGGAGAAACCAGAATCCTTTGTGCTTAAATATGGTACGAATGTATCAGATGACAAGAGAAAATCAGTCGTTCAAAACTTCAAAGATTTTTATGAAGAAAATGGTGGCGTTTTATTTCAAGAACCAGGCGTTGAAATTGACCCACTAGATAAAAAATATGTATCTGAGGACATTGTAGCTACAGAAAATTTAACACGCGAACGTATTGCAAATGTGTTTCAAATACCATCGGTTTTTTTGAATGCAAATAATGCAATGACATTTAACTCAAATGAAGAGCTTGACCGTTACTATTTACAACACACATTACTGCCAATTATTAAGCAGTATGAAGAAGAATTTAACCGAAAATTATTAACTAAATATAGACGGACTATGGGGTATTACTTCAAATTTAATGTTAAATCGTTCTTACGTGCAGATAGTAAAACACAAGCAGAAGTTTACTTTAAAGCTGTGCGTAGTGGCTATTATACTGTTAATGACATTCGATTATGGGAAGATTTACCCCCTGTTGAAGGTGGCGATACTCCGTTAATTAGTGGAGATTTATATCCGATTGATACACCGCCAGAACAAAGACACGCATTGAAAGGAGGTGACAGTAATGAACAAGAAAAAAACTTACTTTCAGATGAAGAAAAAGGCGGAGAATAAAGGTGAAATATACATTTATGGGGATATTGTATCTAATAAATGGGATGACACAGATGTAACAGCCGTTGATTTCAAAAAAGAGTTAGATCAATTAGATAATGTTTCAGAAATAGATGTTCATATTAACTCAGCTGGTGGAAACGTGTTTGAAGGACATGCGATTTACAACATGTTAAAAATGCATAAAGCAAAAGTGAATATATATGTAGATGCCTTAGCAGCATCAATTGCAAGTGTTATCGCAATGAGCGGTGACACTATTTTTATGCACAAAAACAGTTTGATGATGATTCATAATTCATGGGTTATGACAATTGGTAATTCGAAAGATTTAAGAGAGACAGCTGAATTATTGGATAAAACAGATCAATCTAGTAACAGCGCCTATTTAGATAAAGCAACCAATTTATCAGAAAATGAGTTAAAACAAATGCTTGAAGCCGAAACATGGTTAACGGCAGATGAAGCATTAGAAAAGGGTTTAGCGGATGAAATATTAGGCGCTAGCGAAATAGCTGCTAGTATTTCGAATGATATATATCAAACATTTAAACACGTTCCTGAAAATATAGAAAAAGACGTGGACAAAATAACTAATGTTGAAAGTATTAAAGAAACGGTTGAAACGCCTAAAAACACTATGTCACCAGAGGAAAAAGAAGCAAGGGAACAAATCATTAAAGAATGTAAAAGTTTAAAAACAATATACAATTTCTAGGAGGAATAATATATGACTACATTATATGAACTTAAACAATCATTAGGTATGATTGGTGAACAACTAAAAGATAAAAATAACGAATTAAGTCAAAAGGCAAGTAATCCGAATGTTGATATGGAAAGTGTTAATCAATTAAAAGAAGAAAAAGCAGGATTACAACAACGTTACGATATCGTAGAATCTCAAGTAAAAGAGATTGAACAAAAAGAACAAAGTAAATTCAAAGATAAAACAAACGCATATCAGTCATTAAATGAAGAAAATCAAATTATTAAAGCGAAAGCTGAATTTTACCGTCATGCCTTAAATCCAAAAGAATACAGTAAACCTTCTGAACAAGCACAACGTTTATTGCATGCGTTACCAACTGATAATGATACAGGTGGAGACAAATTCTTACCTACTACATTATCAAAAGAGTTAGTTTCAGAACCTTTCGCTCGAAATCAGTTGCGAGAAAAAGCACGTCTAACAAATATTAAGGGATTAGAAATTCCTCGTATCTCATACACACTGGATGACGATGATTTTATTACAGATACAGAAACAGCTAAAGAAATGGAACTAAAAGGTGACACAGTTAAATTCGAAACATACAAATTTAAAGTATTTGCTGCAGTTTCTGATACTGTAATTCATGGTTCAGATGTTGAATTAGTTAGTTGGGTAGAGAATGCTTTACGTTCAGGATTAGCCGATAAAGAACGTAGAGACGCTTTTGCTGCTAGTCCTAAACCTGGAATTGAACATATGTCATTTTATAATGGAAGTGTAAAAGAAGTGGCTGGTTCAAATATGTATAAAGCTATCATTAATGCCTTAGCTGATTTACATGAAGATTATCGTGATAATTCAGTGATTTATATGAGATATGCAGATTATATTAAAATTATTGATATTTTATCTAACGGTACTACTAATTTCTTTGACGCTCCTGCTGAAAAAATATTTGGTAAACCAATTGTATTTACTGATGCAGCAGTTAAACCAGTAATAGGAGATTTCAATTACTTTGGTATTAACTACAATGGTACAACGTTTGATACAGATAAAGATGTAAAAAAAGGCGAATATCTATTCGTTTTAACTGCTTGGTATGATCAACAACGTACATTAGACAGTGCGTTCCGTATCGCTAAAGTTGATGGTGGTTCTGAAGACACGAATACACCCTAACAAGCCCCAAAAGGTAGAAGTAGAGACGAGAGCAAAATCCGTCTCTATTTCTGCTGAATAGGGGTGGTTTTGTTGAATCAAAATGAATTATTACGCATCAAAAGATGGTTAAACATAGATTATGATATCGAAAATGATACGTTAGAAGATATGATTCTAAGTGCTAAGTCTGAATTAAGTTTAAGTGGTGTGCCTCAGTACTATCATAGTGATGAGGCATATCCTTTATATTGCCAAGCGATTAATTATATTGTTTCGCGTGATTATGAGACTCGTGGTTTTGTTGAGTATGAACGTGAAAATAAAGGATTTAATGACAGAACCTTACAATCATTTATTCTTAAGTTGAAAGTTTGGTGATTTAAGTGCAATTTAAAAACTTTAATACGTACTTAACTTTTTATGACATGGTTAAAACTGGCCCTTACCCAGATGATTTAGAAGAAAAAGAGGTTTATAGTTGTAAAGTTGAAAAATATGATAATTCTATTAAAGACAGACAAGTTCTAACGACAAACGGTAAAACCCAAGGTTTTACATTTATAATGAGAGACGCTCAACGACAATTTATCCCAAAGTATCAACATACAATCAAAGTGAAGGATTATCGCTTTGAAACGCAACTATTTAACATATATGATATTCGATTTGATAAGCCGAAAGCAGGCTATATTACGGTGGTGGTGGCTGAAAATGAGTAAACCTAAAATCAATGGTATATATGATGTAAAGCTTAAAGGCGAAAAAGAGTTAATGAAAAAGATGGAAGCAAAATTTGGTCAAAAAGCAATGCAAGTAATGATAAAGCATTAATTGAAGCATCTGACTTTTTAAAAGAAGAACTCAAATATCAATTTGAAGATTTTAGAGATACAGGCGCGACCATTCAAGAAATGAAGCGAGGGAATCCTGAAACGGTTGCTGGTCAAAGACGGATTATGATTCATTGGGAAGGTCCTAAGGAAAGAAAAAATATCATTCATCTTAATGAACATGGCTATACACGTAATGGTAAAAAGTATACACCTCAAGGTTACGGTGTCATTGCCAAAACATTAGATGCATCACAAACCAAATACCGTGGCATCATTCGAAGAGAGTTGAACAAAAAGTGAATATACTCAAATATATTACGAATATCATTATTAACGACCCTATACTCGCATCAGAAGTAAACAACCGCATTTATTATTACGAAGTAACAGAAGTGGATGATACGAGTGATGCGTTTGTCGTTTTAACCCCGATATTAGATCGTCCAAGCACATATGTTTCTGATAAATATCTATCGGAAACTTATTTTTTTCAAGTCGATGTTGAATCTTATAATCATCAACAAACGATAGATATAACGAAACGGATTCGTTATTTACTATCAAATGAAAATTTAAATCAAGCATCATCACAATTAGATGACTATTTTAAAGCAACACAAAGGTATGTGATGTCACGAAGATATCGTGGCATACCTAAATACCAATATTACAAAGGTGAACGTGTCGAATAGATGCGTTCTTTTTAATTCAAGGAGGAAAAATTATGGCAGTAGTAGGATTTGAAAAAGTACACGTAGGTATTTTTGATGAAGATGAAAAAATTAAGAAATTAATGACATGGAAAGATGCAAAAGGTGGTACGGTCAATCTTAACATTTCAGGATTAGCCCCTGAAAAAGTTGAAATGCGTGCTTCAAATAAGACGGTATGGTCTAAAAAACAAGAAACAGGCGAAGTTCAGTCAGAACTGGATGTATTTAATGTACCAGATAAAGATTTAGATGCCGTTTTAGGTCGTGATTCAGATAAAAATGGCACTTCATGGGTGGGTGAGAAAACACGTGCGCCTTATGTTGCGTTAATTGGGGAGTCAGAAGATTTATTATCAGGCGAACCTGTGTATCTTGCGTTAACTAAAGGAACAATGAGTCTTGAATCTATTGAATGGAAGACAACGCCAAAAGAAGCAGAAGAACCAGAACCACAACAACTTACAGGTGATTGGATCGCACGTACTATTAATGGCGAATCACGTACTTATGGTTATCATGTTGGTAAAGAAGGATCAGATGAATTGTTCCAAAGTGTATTCCCTGGTTACGAAAATGTTGGAGAAGGCGAAATGCTAGACAATGACAATTCAAATGATAACGAAGCAGTAGAAACACCCTAAGGCACCCCAAAATGTAGCGATAACAGCTAAAAGTAAATCGGCTGTTATTTCTGCAGAATAGGGGTTTTTGAATTAAATCATAGGAGGAATTTAAACGATGGATACATTTAAGATTTCTAAAGGAGAAGTAGTTATTCCTCTAAGTAAACGTAGTAAAGACTCTGAAAATTTAATTGAAAAAGTAAAAGAGTCAGTACATGAAAATGGCAACGAAACTACAGTTTACACATACTAAAGATTAAAATCAGGGGAATTTCCCTTAGGTGAACATCAAATTACAATTAGATGGAGTGATGAATAATGGCAGATATTTTAAAAATTTATAAAGATGATGAAGTAGTCGCAAGTTCTGAACGTGGTGAAGATGGCTAGCGTTACGATTGAAGGTCTGGACGCAGATACAGCATATGAAGCAGGCACATATCAAGCTGCTTTTAGTAACGATAATGGTGAATCTGACAAAACAGATGTACCAGGATTTAAAACAAATCCAATTAAAGTAACAGGCGTTTCCCTTGATAAAGAAAGTTTAACGCTAAACGTCGGAGATACAGAAAATATTCAACCAACGGTTGCGCCATCGACTGCGACTAATAAAGGTGTAGCTTATGCATCATCAAACAAAGCAGTTGCAACTGTAGACGAAAACGGTAAAGTAACTGCGGTTGCTGCAGGCACAGCTGATATCGAAGCAACAACGAACGACGGTAATAAAAAAGCTACTTGTAAAGTGATTGTTGAAGAACAAGAACAAAACCCAGAAACACCACAAAATGTAGAAGTAGAAGCGAACAAAAATGATGCAGATGTATCAGCAGAATAAATAAATCAGGCGACCGAAGTCGCCTATTTTTGTATACAAAAATAATTCACTTAAAGGAGTCAATAATATGATTAAATTTGAAATTAAAAACCAAGAAACGGGCAAAGTAGAAAGTTATTCGAAAGAAGTTATCACAATGGGAGAGGCAGAACGTTTTTATGAATGGATGGAAAGCCGTGAAAAAGAAGTAAAAAAAGAGAAACCAGATATGAAAAAAGTTAGAAAAATGGAACGTGATTACTTAGTTAGTTTATTTGAAAAACAAAGTTTAACAGAAGAAGACATTTTAAATAATATGGGTACAAAAGCATATTCTTATGTGTTAGGTGAAATATTTCGAGAAATCAGCGGCGAAGACGAAACAAATTCAGAAGATGAAGCAAGCCAAGAGGGAAAGACAGAAGAACACTCTCAATAAGCGACATTTTATCAAACATTAAGGACTTACAAAGGTTCTGTATGATGCATTACGGTTGGACTTTAACAGAAGTTAAGGCACAACCGTATTTTCAACTGTTATCGATTTTAAATGAAGATGATAAAAAAGATAAACAAAAAACTAAATCTAAAAAAGAACAAGAAGTTATTAAAGGTAAAGACTTAATCAAACTATTCGGTGGATAGGTAAGAAGGGAGGTACATATAATTGGAAAATATTGAAGGCTACGCGATAAAGAACACCATGGATAATACGGGCGTTGAAGAAGGCATGAAAGGTTTTAAACGCCAGATGGGTGTATTAAGTTCAGAAGTGAAAGCGAATATGTCTAGTTTTGGCAAAGCTGAGAAGTCTGTACAAAAGTATCAAACACGGCTTGATGGACTTAATAATAAAATGAAAGTCCAAAAGAAAATGTACGATCAAGCTAAAACTGATTTAAATAACGTTAAGAGTTCTTATGAGAAAGCTTCAAACAGTATTAAACAACAAGAACAAAAAGTTAAAGAGCTTGCCGAAGCACACAAGAAGCAAGATGATGCGATGCGTAAGTCTAATCAAGAGATGAAAAAGTCTAATAAGGAATTAGACAACGCTAAAGCTAAACAATCTGTATTAAGCGCTGAAAAGGCCAAAGCCAAAACAAAACTCGATGACTTACGTTCTGCTGAAAAACGTTTGAAAGAGTCAGGTAAAGCTTCTACGGAACAAATTAAACAAGCTTCTAATGCGACGAAACAACAACGTGAAGTCCATCAAAAATTAATTGCTAGCCACAAAGAAGAAACTGCAAATGTTAAGAAGTTAACCCAATCTAATAAAAGTATTACAGAAGAAAATAAAAAGGTTAAAGCTTCTTACCAACAATCAAATGACGCAGTTAAAACTGCAGAAAAAGAATATGACAAACTTTCTAAAACAATCAAAGATTATCCAAAAGACTTAGCGAAAGCCGAAAAAGCTGTTAATAATGAAAAAGCTTCAATGAATGGTTTGCAAAAAAGTATTGATAAAGCTGAACAAGAGCTAAAGCAAATGAACAAACAACAAATGATTGCTAATAGCTCATATACAAAACAAGCAGACCATTTAGACAAAATGTCAGAGAAGTATGGCAAGATGTCTCAAAATATGCGTTCAGTAGGACGTAATATGTCTATGTATGTGACAACACCGATTGCTGGCGCTATGGGCTACGCAGGTAAACTTGGCGTTGAATTTGACGATGGCATGCGTAAGGTACAAGCCATCTCTGGCGCTACAGGTAAAGATTTAGACGCGTTGAAAGCGAAAGCCCGTGAAATGGGTGCGACTACTAAATTCAGTGCGAGTGATAGTGCTGAAGCTATGAACTACATGGCTATGGCTGGTTGGAAATCGCAAGATATGATGAGTGGTTTGCCTGGGATTATGGATTTAGCTGCTGCATCAGGTGAAGAATTAGGTACTGTTTCTGATATTGTTATTGATGGATTAACAGCATTTGGGCTTGAAGCTAAAGATAGTGGCCGTTTTGCGGATGTCTTAGCGTCAGCTAGTGCAAATGCGAATACTAATGTTCAAATGATGGGTGAAGGCTTTAAATACGCTTCCCCTGTAGCTGGCGCATTAGGTTATAGTATCGAAGATACTTCAACAGCTATTGGGTTGATGAGTAATGCGGGTATCAAAGGGCAAAAAGCTGGTACAGCATTGCGTACGATGTTTACAAACCTATCAAAACCAACGGCAGGCATGAAAGACAAGATGGATGAACTCGGTATATCTATAACAGATAGCAAAGGTGAAATGTTGCCAATGCGTGACGTTATGGATCAATTGAGAGATAAAATGGGTGGTTTATCTAAGGACCAACAAGCTGCAACTGCAAGTACAATATTTGGTAAAGAAGCAATGAGTGGTGCATTGGCTGTTATTAATGCTTCTCAAGAAGACTATGACAAACTATCTAAATCTATTGATAATAGTGAAGGCTCGGCTAAGAAAATGGGCGACACAATGGAAAAAGGCTTAGGTGGTAGTTTAAGAGAATTAAAATCTGCTGCCGAAGAGCTTGGGTTATCTGTTTTTGAAACCATTCAACCTGCTTTATCTGGTATGGTTGGTGGTTTGAAATCAACCGTCGATTTTTTAAACGATTTACCGAAAGGCGCAAAAGTAGCTAGCGTCGCTATTGCAGGTGTAGCTGCCGCAATTGGTCCTGTAACTTTAGGTGTTGGCCTATTATTAAGAGCAGTTCAAGCAGCAGCTGGAGGTTATGCACAACTTAACCGACGTATGGCCGAAAACTCTGCAGAAGCTGCAATTAATGCAGGAGCAACAAAAGCGAATGCTGGCGCAATTACTGCGTCAGGTAAGAGCGCTAAAGGTTCAGCAGGTTTATTTGGTCGCTTTGGTAAAACAGCAGGTAAAGCTACTGGTAAAGTCAATTTGTTAGGCAAAGGCGCTAAACTATTAGGTAATGGTGTTAAATTCTTAAGTGGGCCCATTGGTTTGGCTATCACAGGCGTTACGTTGTTGGGTGGCGCATTCACAAAAGCTTATAATAATGTGGATTGGTTTAAAAAGGGCATTGATGGTTTACTTGATGTTGTTAAAACATTTGGTGGCGGTGCTATTGAGCAACTCAAAAACCTGAGTGACTGGTTTTCTAAAACAGGAAGTAAAATCAAAGAAACTTTCTTCGATGAAATGAAACAAGGCTATAAAGACTTAGACGATGACGATTTATTAAAAAAAGCTGGCGATGGCTTTAAAAAATTCATGGATAAAGTTGGTAAAGCTTCAGATAAAGCAACCGACACAACTAAAGTTTTAGGCAAAGGTGTTTCTAAAGAAACTAAAAATGCTTTAGATAAATATGTTAAGTATTCAGAAGATACAACGCGTGTTTTATCAGATATCAAACTAAATCATGACAAAATCACAGATGATATGCGTGAAAAACTTGAAACTTCAGTTCGAAAAGGTGGAGAAGAAGCCTTAAAGCAAATTCAAAAACGTAATAAAAAAGTATCCGATGAATTGAATGATATGCTTGAAAACAGTGAAGCGTTTACTGCCCAAGAAAAACAAGATATGATTCAAAAAAATCAAGAGGGATCTGATGAAAAAATTAAACGACTTGAAGAGCTAAACCAAGAAATCGAAGAATTAGAACTAAAACAATTTAACGACGGGAAACTTACAGCTCAAGAAGAAAAAGACCTAAAAGCTAAATTGGATGAACGTAATCGTATCACAACCGAAAGTATTGCGAAAGGACAAAAAGAGCAACAAGCTATTTTATCAAGAATGAACGCTAACACAGGTGCTATTGATACACAACAAGCAAGTGAGTCTATTAAAGATGCAGTCAAAGCAGAGAAAAAAGCTAAAAAAGAAGCTAAAAAACAACGTGACGATGATGTTGTTCAAGCTGATGATTTACTTGCTTATGGCGAGATTGATCAAAAAGAACATGATAAGCGTATTGGAGAAATTAAAGATGCTTATGATGAAGCTATAGAAACTGCTGAGGGAAAAACTGGTGACATACGTAAATCAGTTAAAAAGAACAATAAAGATATAACTGATGATATGGATATGACTACAGGTAAGGTTTATTCTAATTCAGAAAAACAATGGAATAAATTTACTGGTGATATGTCAGATGCATTTTCTGAAATGGGCAAAAACTACAACAAATTCAAAAAAAACATGAGTGAAGTAGGCAGTTCTATTTCAAGCTTTTTTACTGAAACGGATTGGAAACAACTTATCAATGATGGATTAGGCAATATTGGCGAATGGATAGCTACACCATTTAAAGCTGCAGGTGAAAGTATTGGTGATGCTGTTTCTTCTTGGCAAGAAAATATTTCTGAAGCTGGCGAAGATATCAAAGGTGGCTTTGACTCACTCACAGGTTGGTTTTCTGAACAAGGTCAGGAATTCTGGGATGCACTTCAAGATGGCTGGAAAATTGCCATAGAAAATGGCGGAGATTTATGGAATTCTTTAACAGGTTGGTTGTCTGAAAAGTGGGAAAGTAGCAAAGAATGGTTCTCAGAAAAAGGTGGTCATATCTGGTCTGGCATTAAAACTGGTTGGAACAATGCTTTAGAGACAGGAGGTAATCTTTGGGCTTCCTTAACTGGCTGGCTCGGTGAAAAATGGGAGGAAACTAAAACGTGGTTCTCTCAAAAAGGCGGTCATATTTGGTCTAACATTAAATCAGGTTGGAATAATGCGCTTGAAACTGGAGGCAATCTCTGGTCATCGATTACTAATAAACTCGGTGAAAGTTGGGAAAATACCAAAGTTTGGTTTAGTGAAAAAGGCCGAAATATTCAACAATCATTCAAAAATGGTTGGAATTCTGCTTGGAACACAGCAGGTAATATTTGGGGCAAAGTGACTAAAGGCGTATCTGATACCTGGGAAAATGTGAAGACATCGACCCGTGACAAACTCGAAGAAGCTAAAGAAACAGCGACAACTAAAACACGTGGTATTTGGAAAAATACATCTAAATGGTTTGGTGATACTTACAATACAGCGAAAGATAAAGTGACAGGCGTTTATACTAAAACGCGAGATAAATTTACAGACGCTGCAGGTAAAGTGTGGGATAAATCCAAATCAGCATACGACGGTACGAAAAAATGGTTTGGTGAAACTTATGAAAAAGCTAAAACTAAGGTCACAGGTGTTTATAATCAAGCAAAAGGTAAATTTACCGATACCGCGAGTACAGCTTGGGATAAATCGAAATCTACGTGGAAAGGCACAAGCAAATATTTCGGTCAAGCTTATAGTTCTGTTAAAACTAATGTAAGTAACATGTGGGGTAAAGCTAAAACAAGTTTCGGTAATATTGCTGGTGAAGGCTGGAAAAAAGCGAAGTCTGTTTATAAAGGTTTCAAAAAATGGCTGGGCGATACGCTACAATGGATTAAAGACATTGGTGCCGATATGGGTAAAGCCGCAGGCGATTTAGGTAAAACAGTTGCCAATAAAGCTGTAGATGGTTTGAATGGTATGATTGGCGGCGTTAATAAGATATCAAAAGCCATTACGGGTAAAAACGAACTTATAAAAAAAATACCTCATTTAGCTACAGGTACTTATGATGGATCATCGCTAGCAACTGATTCAAATGGTGGGTTAAGACAACCTACGGTTGCAATGGTTAACGATAAAGGACCAGGTAATGGACCGGGCGGACGGACACAAGAGCTCATTCAACGTAAAGATGGCTCAATAGATGCCCCACAAGGTAAAAATACGGTTGTGGGCTTAGGTAAAGGTGACGGTGTTATTAATGCTAGACATACGCACAAACTTCAAGAACAAGGCATAATACCTAAACGCTTATCAACGGGTACAGGAATTAAAATACCACGTTTCTCTAAAGGAAATAAAAAAGATTGGTACGAAGACATTATCGATGGCGCAGCAAATATAAGTAAAAATGTGAGCGGTAAAATATCTGATGGTTATCACAGTGCGAAAAAAGCAGGTAGTGATGCCAAAGATACTGTTGAAGACTTAGGAAGTAAAGGCTTAGAAAAAGTTAAAGACGATGCATCGTGGCTAGGCGATAAAATTGGAGATGTTTGGAAATATGTTAAACATCCGGGTAAATTAGTGAATAAAGTTATGGATAGTATAGGCATCAACTTCGGGGGCGGCGATAACGCTACCGTTAATTTAGTTAAAGCTGCTTATAAAAACTTGAAATCTTCATTAGTAGACAAAGTGAAAGACTGGTTTACAGAAGCTAAAGGTGGCAATGGTGATGCTAGTTGGTTGCCATGGGATAATATCTTGCAAACATTTGGACATTACACTGGTGGGCTTATGTTTAATGGTAGTCGCCACTATGGTGTTGACTTCGGTATGCCAACAGGAACTAAAATCAAAGCTTTAACTGATGGTAAAATATCACAAGCAGGCGCAGTTGCAGGTGGCGGCGGTAATCAAATCACACTTGATGAGCCTGGTGGTAAATGGTATCAGTGGTACATGCATATGAGTAAAATCATTGCTAAAAAAGGACAAAAAGTAAGCGCTGGAGATGTCATTGGGTTATCAGGTAGTACAGGTAACTCAACAACACCTCACTTACACATTCAACGTATGAAAGGTTACCCATCCAATGAAACAGCTGTTAACCCTATGGGATGGTTAAAATCACTTAAAAGTGGTGCTCAAAATAAATCAGCTCAAAAATGGTCAGGCGATATTAAAAAAGCAGCTAAACGTATGGGCGTTTCTCTAAGTGGCACAGATTTAAAAGATGTTATTTCGTTGATTAATACTGAATCTAATGAGAACGCAGGCATTACACAACAAGTTCAAGACCAAAACAGTGGTGGTAATGAAGCTCAAGGCTTACTACAGTATACTCCAGGTACTTTTGGTTCTTATGCAGTTAAAGGGCACAAAAATATTAAAAATGGTTACGATCAACTATTAGCATTCTTCAACAATAAATCCTGGCGAGGTAATTTGAGCGCTTGGAAATCAAGAATGGCAAGTGGTTTAACTGGCTGGGGTCCAACAGGTCCAAGAAAATATGAAAATGGTGGTATCTCTACAACACATAAACTTGCTGAAATTAGTGAGCGTAATAGAGCAGAAGCTATCATTCCACTTCATAAATCTAAACGTAATCGTGCTGTTGGCTTAATGGAAAAAGCAATGACAGCGATTGGCATGGATAATGGTTCTGCAAATGTCACAGTGAACAACGATAATTCAACGATAGAAAAACTATTACAACAAGTTGTTCAATTGAATAACACAAACAATCGTATGCAACAAACAATAATTAAGTTGTTGAGTGGCAATAATAATAACATGAGTAAGAATGATGTTATGAATATATTTAGTCAATTGTTAGGTAGTAAAGCTAATTTAGACAACTTTAATCAAGGTTTTTAAATAGGAGGTTTATATGATAGACGGCAGATGGATGAAAATCATAACCCAAGAAGGGATTTATGATATCAATGATATCTTATCT